GCTGGTGATGTTGACCAATCTGATTTTGGCCACGGCTATGGAGCCGAGCGCCGCCGACAGGATTTCAGCATTGCTGGTCGTGAGTAGAACACGAGTCCTGTCTGCATTGCCGAGCGCGGCGGTCCATAGCGTCATCGCGGGCCTCCGGTACTCAACTCCACATGGTCAATGCCGGTCGCATAGGTCCAGTCAGAGCTTGCGGCGATCTCGCCATTGAAGGCGACGTTCTTCCCCCTGCCCCATAGCGGTGCCCGGCCCGAAGGCTGGGTAGCGACGGCAGGCTTCCACGTCAGCGTGTCGCTGAGCTTGTCCTTGACACCAAGAGCGACAGTCATTGGTCCATCGGTCACGGGCGTAGCGGAGCGAACCAACATGGACTGCGCGCTGTTGACGGTGCCGGTCGTGAACTGAGCCAGCATGTTCGGGCCGGATAGCAGCATTGGCAGCTTGCCGAGGCCTATCGCGAGGAACAGCGGTGCAGAGCCTTGCCAGAACCGGTCATCGAGCGGCGTATTGATGCTGTCCAGCGGCCCGAACGCATCCATGTCCTCAAGGGTGTAACCGGGCGTCGAGATTTGGCCCATCACATAGATCGGCAGCGTGTAGCGAGTCCATTTGTCGAGCTGCCAATGATACCCGATAACCTCCGCCATCAGGCCTTCCAGTGATGGCGTGTAATAGGTCTGATCGGGATAGACCCACCATATCACCTTGTTCTCGGGATCGACCGCGGCCTGCATCAGGCCGAGGCGCGTCTGGTCGACCCTGTTGAGCCACCAGCGATCGATGCGCCCGGCGCCAATGCGATCAACTTCCGCGGCCCCGAAGGTGTACCGCGCGAACCCGTCGAGCGTGGGGAAGAAGCAGGTTCGCCCCAGCACAACAGTCGCATTGGCTGACACCGGCCCTACGCCATCAACGGCTTTGTAGAGCGAGTAGAGCGCGCCACCAGGCGCGTCACCAAACTGCATGATGCGGATAGCGTTCTCTTGCCCGATGAAGGCCGCATTGCCCGTAATGTCGCGACCCACAATGAGCGCGCCGCCATCCTCGAGCGGCTGAATGTCGGCACCGCGCGTGGTCCAATTGGTGTGGTCGTTGATGGCCGAGTTGCGGATCAGCCTGTTGTCGCGGTTGCCGCTGTCGTCCTTGCAGTCGAGCCCAACGACGACATTGCCGCATGAGAATATCTGCCGCGGGTCACCGGCTGCCGACACGTAGCTGATGCCGGCCGGCGTCTCGACGTTATAGGCTTGCATCCCATCGGTTGTGTTCGTCCCGAGCAGGTAGTTTCCGAAATGCAGGAAGCTCCAGTAATCGCCGGAGGTGACGTTGAACGTACCACCACCGAGACCGCTGCCCCACGTCCAGTCGGCGTTGAGCTTGTGCCAGTCGGTGTCGGAGCCCGCATAGACCACGCGCGTACCGTCCCGGAGACGGAGCGACACCATCCCCTTGACGAGCGTCCCAGGGAAGATGCCTGACGATCCAGTATTGGGAAAGTACCAGCCCTTGAGCGGGCCATAGCCGTCGCGCAATGGCAGAACGCCGGACACGTCCATCATCACGCCCGGCGCCAGTTCTCCGGCATCGGGTGCGAATTGACCAAAGGGATAGTCCATTTAGGGCGTGGCCCCTGGAATGCGAACCGATGCGCGGCTGAGCTGCGCCACCATCGACTGAATGCCGAGACTGTTCAGTGTACCCAGCGCCAGTGCTCGCAGCGTCGCGGCCTGCGCATAATCCTCGGCCCGCGCCATTGCGTAGCTCTTGCACATGCTGAGGTAGGCCTGTGGTGCATTGGTCACAAGCCAGTTGGTGGTATTGCCGCCCGATAGCCCGATCAGCGATCCCTCGTATTCGAGCGTCAGGTCTCCGTCATAGGATGGCGCAACAAGAACGCTCGCTCCAGTGACGGCGTAGATGTTGGGGATGCCAGACGAGTCCCACACTCGGCGCTCGCGGACCCGCCCAAGAGTTGCCTCGGTCAGCGGCCCATATGTCGAATGCGTCAGCGCTATGGGCCGGAGAAACCCAGCAGGCAGCGCGGCCGCCCCGCTCGCAAAGGTGAGTGTCGTGCCGGCGGTCTCGAGCGCGAAGTTCGGGCCGAACTCGATGCGAAAGTCAGCCTCCGCTAGTCCGATAATCTCGTCGGCATCGAAGTCGGACCGCTCCGCCCAATCCTGAACCGCTGCGACGAGCGTGGTATAGTCAGTGATCGCCGCCATCAGACCTTGCCCCTGCTCGTTCGAAAGCCGGAATAATCGGAGTCATTAAGGATCTTCGACATGTACCGGCGGTCCCCTGCGTCAATGGCCTCGCCTAGTCCCGTCTTTTCGAGGAAGGTCAGTGGCACGGATGCAGCCCTGTTCCACTCACCGAAGCGTTGGCCGTGCGTTAGTTTCTCCGCCTCGGCGTTTACCGCGACGATGTCATCGACTTCCTGCTCGGTATGCGCGCCCTTGATCTCGCCACGGTCGTTGAAGATCAGCCACGTCGTGCGCTTGATATCTTCGTCGTAGGCGAAGAAGACGCGACGATCAGCCATCGACCGGCTCCTTGCCCGGCCGCGCGACGCCAGCCTCGTACCAGCGCTCGGCGATGGCCCTGCTGACCTTGATCGTCTCGCCTGCGAGGTGCTTTTCGTCTTCCACGGGGAAGCCGTCACGGAGCAGGAACACCCAGGTATCGGCCTCGGCGGTCGCCGCCGCCTTGTCCTTGAGCTTGCGCGCTTCCTCGGCTTCAAGCACCTTCTCGGCGAGGGTGTCGACCGACCAGCGTTTGTCGACGGTCAGGTCGAGTGCCTTGGCCTGCTCGAGTAGCACCTTTTTTGCCTCTTCGAGCTTGCGGTCGTCCTTGTCCGTCATTGGTCTTTCCTTTTCAGAGTGTCGGCGGGTGAGGCCTTCCATATCTTCGTGCCGATGTGGCCGAGGCTGATGGAAGGGTCGAGCCAGACCGTGTGGCCAAGCTCGCGAATGTCGCTGAAGTAGTTCACGTCCTCGCCGCGTAGATGGCCGTTCCAGATGTCCACTCGGAACACCTTCGCCATCTCGCGCCTGCTGACGCTGTCGAAGTACGTTGGCGCCTTTGCCGCGATCTGCTCGCAAACGGAGCGATCAACGATGCTGAAGCCAAGACCCGTCGCCCATATCTGGATCAGCCCGAGTTCATCGGGCTCCTGTGGTGCGACCGGCCCTGAAAGCTGAAAGTCCGTCTCGCCTTCCTTCTTGGCGAGGTAGGCGGCGCATACCACGTCGCGCTGCGTCGATAGGGCCAGGAGCCGAAAGAAGTCATCCGGCTCCCAGACCATGTCGCTATCGATCCAGAAGAGCTTTTGCTTGTCGCTCTTGAGGAACGAGTGGAGGACGGCATCTCGTGCCACCTCCACTATCCCTCGCACTTCCATCACGGCGTCGATGTCGATACCGCTGACACCGGCTGCGTGCATGGTGCGCGCGAGGGACATGGATGTCCTGGGCGGGATGTTGCCATAGACCGGGATGCCGATCATGACCGACACCCCGTCCAGGTCGATGGTGAAGCCCACTCAGGTGGCTGCGAACGGCGTCGCTTCGGCGCCGACGGACACCAGCGATCCGGTGATCGCCCATACGCCCGAGGCAACGTCTTCGACAGTGAAGCGCGTACCGCGCGCACCGCCAGTGGTGCCACCGTTCATGGTGATGTAGTCCGACGTGGCCGTGGTCGGGCACGTCACACCGGCAACGTCGGAAGCGATTGCCACCGCGCCCTGGATGATGTCCGTGCCGAGAGCGGCAACGATCATCGCGCCGGACGAGACGGTGGCGGCGACGTAAAAGTCGTACTTGTCGCCCTTTCCCGTCGATGCCGGAAGCGTGGAGGTGAAGCCCGTCACGTTGTTGAGGACGATGACCGGGCCGTTGCCGTGCACGTTGCGAACGAGCGACGTTGCGGCGGTCAGGGTTACAGTCTTGCTGGGCATTTGCCGCTCTCCTTAGGTCGAAGCCGTCAGGCCATACACGTCAGCGATGACGCCAAGGCCCTTTTCGTTGACGATCTTCAGGGCGCCTTCCGCGAGGATCACGCCCTTTTCCGCGTCGCCGGTCTTGGCCACGTCCTTGTCTTCCTGGATCGGACGCAGGCTCATCCACTTGACGAGGCTGGGATCGATCAGGAAGGCACGACGCGCCACCGCAGCGGCGACACCCATCACACGGTTGGGAACGACCTTCACGGCGCCCAGCGGGCCCTCGTAAATGTCGGCCGTGCCGATGATGGTGTTGGTCCCCTTGCCGGCGGCGTAGCGGAACGGAGCCACGTTGCTGTCGGACATGAAGGTCGCGAACACGCCCTTGTTCCACGGGGAAACAACGACATTGGTCACGTCGCCGCCCTGCTGGTAGACAGACTGCAGAACGGTGTCGGTCAGGGCTTTGGACCAGGCGCGGAGGTTGCCGGTGGTTTCCACGGTGGTGACACCGTTGGAGAAGCCGCCCGACGCACCACCACCGCCGCCGCGAGACACGTTCGTGGTCATCCAGGTCGGCAGGCCGCCGGAACGACGCGGGTCGGTGTTGGTCGAGGCCGTGTTGGAGACGATCGAATACTCGATGTCCTTGCGCAGCGCCTTGCCCTTCTTCATCAGCTCGTGAGCGCGCTTTTCAGCTCGGCCGGCGTTGTCGACGGCCTGCTGCGTGCCCGAGAAGATGAGGGTCTTGGTGAAAATCTGCGTGTAGTTGCCAACGCGGGTCGGGGGGGCGACCGCGTCGAACTGATAGTCATTGCCTTCCGGCTGGGCGTTGTCGCCGGGGGCGTCAAGGTCTTCGTACTCCCACTCGGGGTGCTTCGAAGAGGCCTTTTCCTTTCCGGCCATAGTGTAGATCGGCGTATCGGTGGGAGTGATCATGGACACAAAGTCGTCCAGCTCTTCCCGATTGCCTACCGCCTGAGTCGTCAGGACGGTGTTCGAAAGGGCTGCCATTTTGGCTATCCTTTGTTGAGGGATGCGAGGTAGGCCGCCGTCGCGTCTTCGACGGAGCCCGATTGCTTCAGACGAGTGAGCGCCTCGTTGCCCTGCCGTGCCCTGTGCTCAGATGGATTGAGCCGCTTGCCGCCCTTCTGGACGGGGGGGCGGTTCTCGACCTTCTGCTGAACCTTCGGCTTGCTGGCTTGCAGCTTGTCCCACTGGATGGCCTTGCGCATAACGAGCACTTGCCGATGATCGAACCCAAGCTGGCGCAGTTCTTCGGGCTTGAACCCGTAGTCGGCGCCGTACTTGTTCACGTCATTGGCAAACGCGGTCCACTTGGCCTTGTCCTTGAATGCGGGAACATTTTCGAGAAGAGCGTTCCACTCCCGCTCCGCCGTCTCTGTCATCGACTTCTGAACCTCGGCTTGGCGGCCCTGTTCGGACTGCTGCCGTTGCCCGTCGAGATAGGCGAGATGCTGCGCCCACTGCTCCTGCCCCGCCTTGGCGGAGAGATATTTGGCAGGATCGTATTTGGACGACTGCGGGTCGGCCCATTCGGGATCAACCTGCGGGACGATCGACCTCATCAGGTCGATCATGTACTTGGATTGCTCTTCGAGCTGCGTTTCGCGCTCTTTGATGGCAGTAGATTGGGTCTCGAAGCTCTTGCGAAGCTCCGCAGTCTCCATTGTCTTCTGCCGATAATCACGGTCGCGCAGGTTGCCCTGGATGAGGTCGGCGACGGTTGACACGGAGCCATCGGGCAGGCGTACTTTGCCATTGCTGGCAACGAACCGGCCCTGATCGCTATCGGGTTCCTCGTCGTCCTCTTCGTCGGCTTGACCTTCGTCTTCCGCGTCGCCGTCCGTCTCTTCGCCTTCATCCTCATCGGATGCCTGCAATTCGTCGTCGGTCTCAGTACCCTGCTCTAGCTCCTCATCCTCCGCTTGGCCGGTATCGGCTGCATCGGCTGAGGTTGCTTTCACAAAGGCGGTCGCTGCCTGTTCGACAGACAACGACGTATCGCCACCGGTCTCGGTGTCGTTCTCCATTCATCACTCTTGGGACGTGCTCAGTTCCCTTGCGGGTTGACTGGCATGGTGAAAGGCCTACGCGAGGCCCGGGGGCTTCGTCGGCTGGCCCGACCGAATGAACTGGTCGAGATTGCCGCGAATGTCATCGACAACCGCCACGCGGGCTTGTGCCGAATAAAATGCTGCCTCATCTGCACGAGGCATGGTCGCGAGGGCGTTCAGCGCCTCGTCGCGGATGTTCGTTAGCGCCTGCTGGAATGCCTCGTTATCCCTGAGGCTTCGTGCCAGCGAGGCAGCCTGGTCCGGCGTCACTGCCACGTCACCGTGCACGACACATTGGCCAGCGTGCCGTCGTACCCGACATAAATGCCGTTATACATTTCGCAGTCGAGAGTGACGGTGTGGCCCGGCGTCGTTGCGAACACCCATTCCGAATAGACGGCAGTTCCCGACTCCGCGGCACTGTCATAGATGGTCAACAGTCCAGCCGTCGGCGTTGCCGTTGTCGGGGCGATACTGACGGTATGCAGCTTGCGCGGCGTCTTCAGTCCGCTGACGACGGAAGAGTCGCCGGTTACGCGAGTGACGTTCATATCGTGGCTCCTAGTTCGCAGCCTTGCCGGCGGGTTCCGGTTTGGGTTTCATCGCAGCGATCTGCACCGCATTGTTGCGCGTCGCTTCCGCCTGCTGCGCCTGGTGCTGCAAGTCCATCTGCTTGAGCCGTTCCGCCGAGGCGATGCGCATCATCTCGATACGCTCCGCGCCCTGCTGCTTCATGGCTTCGATGGCCAAGGCATTCTGGCGATCCGCCTCCTTGGTGGTCAGGTCGGCATCCAGTTCGGCCTGGTTCTTGACTACCTCGCCTTGCGCCTTAAGTTGCGCCTCGTGCATGGACACCTGCGCATCCACTTCCTTGAGGCCCTTCTGCACTTCGCCGGTCGCGGCGATCTCCTCGAGCTTGGGATTCGGCTTTGGCTGCGCGGCGGCCTGTTTCAGCGCCTCTATGCGCTCCTTGGTAAACTCCGGGTAGAAGTCCTCGGCGTTCTGAATGCCGGCGCTCTCGTCCATCTTCGTCATGGTCGTGACGATCTTGGGGAGCATATCGATAGCGTCTTCGGTGTCGCCCGCCATCATCAGGCGTTCGGCCAGAAGAAGCTGGTTCTGAAGGGTGCGGCCCAACATGGCCATATCGCGTTCGCGCGAACCCGTGCCAATGCCGGTGTTGATGGTGACATTCATATCCGCGTTCCAATAGCGCGGATCGATCGTGACCTCTTTTTTGGAATTGAGCATTACCTTGCGCGGCTGTTCCTGGTGCTTGACCATTAGACGCAAAAGCTTCCGCCCAACATTTGACCAGCCACCGTACTCAGCCATGTTGCGAGCTACCAGCTCAACCTGCGAGTAGGCCGCATCCTTCCCGTCGCGCACTGCCTCGGCGGTCTGGTTCTGAAGAGCCTCCGGGTCAAGTGCCATGGTCTGCCGGCTCACACCAGTACGGGACTGCCGAACCTCATCCATGTAGGACAGGCCGGCCAAGGCAGTCTCACCTACATTGTCGATAGTCAGGTTTGTGATGGTCGTCCCGGCATCTCCAAACACCGTGCCACCGAAGGTCGGATGGTCGAGCTGTTCCGGGTTCCTGACCTTTCCCGCGACAAAGCGTTGCGGGTTGTTCGCCCAGTACGTGCCGTTAAGAAACTGACGGGTCAGAACCGTCTTCACATCCTGCACATCGATGGTTTCGTCCGCCACCGAACGTGCTTCGAAGCGATGCGGGATTGGCTCACATCGAATGTCATCGAAGGGGTTCTCGTCTTCCCAGACTTCCCAATCAAGAAGGACTTCGCCGGCCGGCCCGCCGCAACAGGCACGAACCAGTTCGGCTTCGCCGTCATCGTCCACGTCGATGCGAATGAAGCACTCGTGATAGTCCACCAACTGCATCGATTTGTCAGCGGCATCGACGCTCATAAACATGCGACGGGCAGTCTCTTCGGGCGTGTCGTTACGCGCGGCCTCGGGGATGCTCCACACCTTGTCCTTGTCATATCCCATGCCCACGAGCGCCGACCGCGACTTGCGTTGCCGATGGTCGGTGAAGGCCGCCTCGTCGGTATGAATGGCATCCGAGTCGATCAAGAATTCTTCATTGGGGATGGCGGTGACAACAAACTTGCCGTCCATCATCTTGCGTCTGATCTTCACGTCACAAACGGGCAGTTGAACAACCTGCCCCTCGACCTCGATCTGATCGATGCGGTCGGTCTTCTGAAGCACTTCGATCCCATCGTCCTGGACGAGCAACGCCAACTGGTCGTCGGTCAATCCGCTATGGAAAGATGTGGTGTAGACCGGCGTGTCATCGTAGAAGGTCTTGATGATGCCGTTGGCGTTCAAGAGCGCGTCCCACGTCGCATCGTAGACTGTCTCGTAGCCTTTGTTGTCCTTCCAGAACACATAGTTGAGACCATCGGACGCGACTTGGGCGGTTTCGGCATCTTCAGTGCCAACAGGCTCCGCGATGAACATCCGGTTGATCGACGCGAACACGCGCATGATGCCGGGGAGCATCCGGGAAATGGTGTCTGCCACATCACGTGAAACAACTCGCGAGCGATTTGCCTCAGGCGGAACGTAGGCATCCATATTGCCGAAGTAATAGTCGAGCGCCTTTTCTCTCGGCGTGGCGCGAACGGACTTGTCATGCGACTTGGCAAGCTCGATCTGCTGCGAGATGATCGCAGAGAGCTGGTCTTCGGTCAGACGCTCAGGCATGTGGCACCACGTGATAGCCGTGCCCAAGAATCAGCACGTACCAACCACCAGCAGCAGAGGGGTATGCCCACATATATCTCCGCCATTGCAGGAACTTCGGCATCAGACGTATGCCCTCATATCGCGCTTAGGCGGGACGTATTCTCGCGGCGCAGTCTCCTCGGCGCCCATTACGCCGCATCGAAACGCGTCAGCGCCATGCGATGCCCAATCATGGAGCGGGCGCGGTCGAAGCACCTGGTTCTTGTCGTCATAGTCGGCGCGATACATGCGGAGGCAATCGATGCCCCGGGCGCACTTCTCGGCGTCAAAGTACATCCTGTTGAACCGAAGCCGCGCGGCGTCGATGCCGTCCATCGGCTCATGTCGCGGCACGCATTTGTTCTCGTCGCTGCCACCCATTACGAAGCCGCGCTCTTCCAAAAACTGTACGCGCGATTTGCCGCTTTGCAGTTCTCGAGCTGCCCCGTCATGGGGCAGATAGTGGAGGTGAACCTTGTAAGGAAGCGCCTTGATCCAATCTACGTAGTGATCGAGGGCGTGCCCGCTGTTTTCGTAGTAGTTGATCCAGTGCCACTCGCGGCCGACAATCTGGCCGATCCAGATCGACATGCTATCGCTGATGCCGAGGTCCCACGCGGCGAAAACATCTGCGGCTCGCTCGTGCGGTACCGCTCTTATGCGCTTGTCCTTCTCCGCCGCCGCCATCTCGCGGCCATAGTAGGCGCCGACGATAGCCGCCTCGAACGAGCACTCGTATTCCTGCGCGTACTGCTCTTCCGTGAGCATTTTGCGCGCGCTCGCCAGTTCTTCGGCATCAAGGATGCCCGTCTCTGACGCCTTTAGCACCAAGTGCATCCACTCCGGATCAATCGTGCCATCGTCGAGACGACCAAGGCTGTAAAACCAGTTGCGCCCCTTGGGCGTGCCGATGAACGTCCCCCAGCCCTTGAAGTCGGACAGTGTTGGGCGGATCACTTCCGGCCATGCTCTGGGATCTAGTTGCGCCGGCTCGTCGATATCAACGCCATCGAGATAGATGCCCCGGAGCCGGTCATACGCATCGCCGCCATACAGCCGAACGCGCGCGTTGTTGTGCGGCAGTTCAATCCACAGTTCGCCGTCGCTGCGACGCACATCGGGAACGGTCGATGTGTAGTGTTTGAGATACCCCCAGGCGATGTCCTTGGCCTGCCCGAACGTCGGCGCGATGTATGCGTAGCGAGGCGGCGGGTCCTTGCGCTGGTTCTCTGCCGCCCTTCGGATCGTGTCGTTCAGCGTGCCGACTGTCTTGCCGAAGCGCCGATGGGCGACAACCTTGCCAAACCGTTGCGAGCGCTCGTGATACGGCAGGAACAGCCGGCGCGGCGCGTACGGAATTACGACTGAGGCGGCAGCCAAGAGAATGTCACCGCCACCGGCCCGCCGTCTTTGCCGGTGTGCTCGACGGCTGCCAATCTGGGATGCACGTAGGGCGCGGCCTTCTCGGCGGCCCACATGCGGTTCTCTGCGGTCTCGTTTTTGTCGCGCAGCACGTCGAGCATGTAGTCGAGCGGGGTCAGGCCCGACGCCTTCACCTCTGCCTCGCGTGCAGCGCTGGCCTTGTTCGGGACGCCTTCCTTCCGGCCGGCGCCCTCGCGCTTACCGCCTCGTGGCATCGTTTGATTTCCTATGATTGTTTTTCAGAGATGGCCCTGAAACAAACAAGCCCGCCGGGCGATGTGCTGGCGGGCTGTGGGTCGCAAATGCTGCGACGATGCAATTTCGGACATTGCTAGGGTGATTTGCCCGCGTCGTCAAGCGCCGTTAGGGAGAACTCGGCAACCGGGATGTCGTCAACAATTACCACAGTACGAATAGGGTGCCCCATGTGTCTCTGTAGGCGAATACGCGATATCGCGACGCCATCAGCCACCAGATGGGATAGCCTCCGTTCAACCGCATCGTGGTATCGCTCCATTGTCTGCTTGGTAAGATCGTCTACCACCTGCCGCACAAGTTCCGCAGTTTGTTTCATGCTGCCGCGTTCCTTTCCCCAAGGCCATATTGCCGCGCAATTGCGTCAAGACCAAGCCGCATGTCTGCGAACAGGTGCGGCAACTCCTGATCCCGCAGCACAACGTAATCACAGGCCGCATAAATTGCACTGCCGGGGTGCTTGTTGTTGGCGACTTGTAGAACGCCCGTGATAGCGCCCCACTGTCTCGCGGCACGCACCGCAGTTTCCGGGGATACATCACGCGGCGATGGGCCTGAGGCCCCGCCGATGTTGACCGCCTTAGGCGGGCGCGGAGAATCTACGGCGCGCTGGTACGCGGCATAGGTGTCTGCGAACAACCGAGCTGCGTTCAACTGCTCTGGCTCGAGCTGGCCCTTGAGATATAGGCGACCGACGACGGTTGCGGCGAGATCAGTGCCGGCGTGCTCTGGTGCCACCTTGTGGACGCGCACGCGAGCCGCCTTCGCCACCCCCATAGCGGCCTCCTCGTCCAAGGTGCGACGCTCCTGGACGTGCTCGGTCTTGCGCGAGAGTTTGCCGTTCGGCTCCCGCTTTCCTGCCTTGCGCTTTCGTCCCTTACCCATATGCCGCTTACCTTGGTTGAGTGGTGTTGCTAGCGTTCAGAGCAGCACAGCTTGCTGAACGATGTGCATGGTGGCATTGCGCTCCAGCGCGCCGAGGTCGATGAAGTCGTCATCGGGGTTACCCACCGCGTCATAGCGGCTTGTAAACTGGAGCGGGCTCTGGTTGCCGTTCTTGCGCTCGTTCCACGCCCTGTACTCGGGAATGGCGCGGCACCGCTCGCTGATGTAAGACAGCAGTTGGTCGAAGCTGTCAAAACACCTCATGCCGCCAGTGTCGAAGCCGTCGCTGCAAGCGCCGTGCAGTTTGCGCAGAACGACCTCAAGGCCGTCGGGGACCGGGTACGGCGATTGATGCACAGCCCACATGGCGACAGCGCCGGTGATGTCGTGCGGGAACACCCATATTTTGCGCGGCCTCCCTAGCGCTGGGAAGTACAGATCGTCTCTGGTCACCGTTGCTGTCTCGCTCATATCGTACCCTCTCGCTCCCCGGTATTGTCTAGGATGGTCATGCTGCTGCCTCGTCGCCATCGGGGTCCCCGGCGCTGTAGCCGCGCTCCGCATCGAAGTAGGCGTTGGCTTTTCGAAGCTGAGCCCGATAGCGCGCCTCCGGATCGTCCTCATCAGCCGATCGAAGACCGCTGACCGTGCGCTCAACCAGCTCGCGGACACGGGCCTGAGATTCCCGCGTCCGTTCGATTTCTGGCGCAGGAAGCGCCGGCCGCAGTCGCCGTTCACGGTCCTCGCGCTCCGCCCGCAGGTGGTTCTGCCGGTGGCACTCGGCGCCAACCGCGGCAGGCGCCGGCAGGAAGTTCGGATTCACGCCGGGGGCAACGCCCTTGATCAGCGCGACGACCGCCGCCTCAACGTCCTGGGCGGGATAATCCTCGACGGCGAGCAGGTAGCTGCGAAGCTGCTCATCACCGTCAGCCGGAGCTGCCGCCGATGGCCACGAGCCGAGGAGCCGAGTGATTTCCTTCAATTTCGCTTGGGGAAACTGCATCGAATTCGTCCTTGAGGCGGAGCGCTGCGGCGAGGGTTGGATTCATCGGGCGTTGGGCTGGCCCGGCTCGCGCCCTGCCCGCGAAGTATTCGGGCTTCACCGTGATCCAAGAACTGCGAACGCATTCCTTGGCCGCGTCTGCGACAGTCATGCCGCACTTGGCCGCGTCCTCTCGGAACAGCTTGGCCGCGTAGCCGGTGAGAGCGCCGCGCTTCTTGCGGCGAACCTTCACGAACTCGGAAAGAACCTCTTCCGGCACATCGGGCGAAAGCCCGGCTCGGAACTCCGCCACGTCGCCCTGAGTGCGAGATGGTTTCTGATCTTGAGGTTCAATCTGTGTAGTTAGAGTTTTATCCTCTACGCGCACACGAGAGCGTGACGGTGCGTGACTAACGCTACCTAACGTTTTGTCACGTGACAGGCGGTAGCGTTCTTGCCGCGTGCGATCAGCAGCGCGACGACGTTCCAGAGCATTCTCTTCCTGCCGCTCAATGGCGCGCACTGCGACCAGGATCATCTCCGGCGTCGCGCCTTCCGCGATCATGTCCGCAATGAGGTTCGAGTACTTCAATGTCGTGCCGCCGCCTGTGTATAAGTTAGTTCTACAGTCCGCCTGTTCGTCAGGCGCTTCTAGCGGAACTCACTCCGCAAGTCTCGTTTCGTTCATGTTGCTGTGGTTAGTGTGGATAGTGGGGGAAACTTTGTTGTTGACCCGAACCTGCTTCTTGCGACGGCCGAGAAGGTTCAGGATCGACGAGTGGTCGCGGTGAAAGATGCGCCCCAACTCGTGCAACGTTTTCGGGCGGCAGTGCTCAACCACTAGGGTCACAGCCTCACGACGAGCGGCCACAAAAGGATGGATGCGGCTCGACCCAATGATGTCGTGGTACTTGATGCCTCGCTTCACTGCGACGTATCTGATCAGCGCGTATGGACTTGGGGGTTGGTAGAAGTTGAATGGCGCGAAGTTGGGAATGAGGTTGACCGGCACCGCATCGACCGCCCGCCGCCTTCCCGGTCTCTTGATGAGGTCAATCCTCATCCTGGGCTTCGACATCATCGGCATGCCCAGCCGCGATCGCGCATCAACGCCTGCCTGGTGCTGTTCCATCAACACGCTCATCAAGCACTCCTACCAACTTGCACAAGACCAGGCGTCCGCCTCGCCGGCTTCACGAGAAAGCCGTTGCGCTTGGCCAGTTTCAGAATCTCGATGACGGTGGTGTCGTACTCGAAAGCGAGCACGTCGGCCGTCACACCCTTCCGAGCGCGGCGCTGCATTTCGTCAACCTGCGCCATGTTCCAGCGGAGATTCATGTGCGGGTATTTTCGTTCCAAGTCTGCGACGCTCATTCCGCACTCCTCTTGGGCGCACGCATACCGGCAAACAAAGCGGGCTCCATGCGCGCGAACCGTTCGGCCTCTGTCTCGATCTGTGATATGGTGACGTGGACGCAGCCGCCTTTGACGGGCTCGCCAAAGCTGCGGGTCGCGATGAAGTTGGCGTCGTCCATTCCGAGTGCATCGGCGATGCCGTCGCGGTACGCCTTGCAGCTACCCTCGGCGTTGTCGTCGTCGACTTTGTTGGCAGTCTTCGGGTGAAACTCCCAGTGGATCGCAGCCGCCGCCCATCCTGGCTTCCTGCTGGTCCCAAGTGCGGCCAGCGTAGTTCTATGAGCGAGCGCAAATGCCTTCGCCTTGGCTCGGTGCTCAACACCCCAGTGTGACGGTCTGCCGTTCGGCGACAGCGCCCTGTCCGGCCACGGCAACGATAGGCGTATCTCGCTTGTGGGGGACATCAGGCTGCCCTCCCCTTCTCCGGTACAAACCTGGATGCGATACGCGACGTGGCCCAATAGTCCGCTGTTTCAGCCCGACGCTGTTCCGGCG